GTTGCTGGCGTTATAGGTTTAAGTAGCGACGCTGCTTTATCCTCTTCTGCTTTTTTATTCTGTAACTCTGTCACTGTAAATATTTCTTTCTTAAGATCTTGCTCTGCTTTTTGTCGTTCTAGCGATTTAGATGCAATCGTATCTTGTAACGTCGTTCCTGTAGCAAGGGCTTGAGTTACCTTTGAAGGATCAAACTGAGCTTGAGGAGCCATGTACAAGGCTTTTAACTGCTCTGGTGTTAACTGATTAATTTGTGAGTTAGCCATTGTCGTTCTCCTTATACGGCCTGTCGTCCAAATGAACTTCGACCTGTAGGTGTCTTTTGTACGGCATTACGCTGCATTAGAGCGAACATGAGGGTCGGATCTAGCTGCTGTGGTGTTCCACCTCCAGCCATTGAACCTAAACTTCCACCCGCTTGCATACCAAGTGCAGCACCCATAGGATTTCCACCGGATAAACCGAATCCGGCAGCCCCACCAGCAACGCTTCCCAGTGTTCCCATAATGGCACTCTTTTGTGCATTAGAAGCATTTTGACGAGCGATGTCACTCATCTGTCCTGCTTGATTAATAGCAAGTTCGTTTGCACCAAATTGCTCTTGCGCTCCAGATAGCTCATTAAATTTATCGACTAGATCTGTACGTCCCATTTGTGTTAGAGTGTTTAGAGTATCTTCATCCATTCCAAGTTTATCTGCAAGAGCCTTCTGTCTTGTATTAAATCCCGTTGTAGCAAACCCTTCCGTACGTTTAGCAACGTCAGCAAGTCTTTGCGATTCCTGATTGGCAGCGAAATCAGCAGAATTCTGTGCCGCTTGAATTGTTGGTTTAGCGAGAGTGGAGAGAGCCGCACCGCTTCCCATTAATCTGTTGCCAGCTAAAGAATCTCTAATGGATCGTTGTATTTCAGGAACATTTCTAAACTGTTCTTGACGAACTTGATTTGCAGAAGCAGTATTTGCTGCTTGCTGCTGTTCATTCACTTTACTTAAATCAGTACCATACTGACTAAGTAAATTTTCGGCTCCTGGCTGCAACTGAGCAGATATAGCATTACGTTTTGCTTCATACGGAGCGTACCCTGCTGTCAGTTGAGTATTTTTCTGACCTGTTAAGTCATTAAGTGCTTGCTTATTTTTTAAATTCTGAGCATAAAGTTGTCCAACGTCAAGTGACTTTGGTTTAGATCCGCCTATTCCTAAAAATGCCATAAATCTCTCCTTATACGGCTGCTAGCGAGGCGGTTTTAAACCATCCACGCGAAGTCTTTACACAAATATAAACTGCTGTACCAGTATCAACGATCACTACATCTCTAGGCGATCCATCACTGGTGGAAGGGAACGCATTCTTAACTACATGATCATGTGCTGCTTGAAACAATTCTAAAAAACTTTCTTGTACGACGTTTGCATTAAAGTCATTACCAATAGGATGCTTTTGTGTTTTAGGCATATTTATCCTGTTATCACAGGTGGGTGTAACCGCACCATCGCAGTGGCTTTAAGTGAATGAATTTCAACATTATAGATATCATTGTTGTAGATACGATACATTAAATGCTGTCCTGCAATCGGATTTCCATTTGTCCAACTAGGTTTAAGTCTCAAAAAGAAATCATCAAGTCCTGAAGAAGTTTGATAATTGGTTAATCCATCCAATGTGTAGAAAGGATACCAATTAGCACCTTCATCAACTGAATACATAACTTGAATTGCAGCACCAGTATTTTTTGCGTGGATAATAACTTCATTTACGATCTTGTACTTCTCACTTACATCTTTATACTGCGTACTAAAATCAAACGCCTTTGTTCTCATATCGTACTCAATAGGGACTCCAGCGTCAGTGTATCCTTCTAAGAACTTACGAATCTGCCCAGAGGTAGAAAGACCAAGGTATGGACGATTAAAGAAGAATGAAAATGTAGCAACGGACAAACCAGCTAGACGACGCCATTTAGCATTCAAGTCCAGTTCGATAACCAAATTATTAACCGACTGGTTTAATTCGGCTAGTGCCACATAGTAACGTCCGTCAACAAAAATAGATGCAGGACGAATAGATGCAGCAATAGCGATAAACCATTGCACTGTAACGAAATCTACTTGGGGTACGTGAGTATCAGACGATGTAATTACCACTTTCCACTGAACAAACTGCAATGGAACTACTGTCAAGGGAAACTCGGCTGTTGTAACCGGATAGAACGTAGCCGCAGGAATTCCTCCACTCGTAGTCGCGGATCGCATGTAAAACTGTATTCCTCCGCCGTTCAATGCAAACTGAGCAAGAAACACATCCCAACCAGCCGGAGGATTTACGCCGGTGTCAATAATTGGTGAAATATAATTTGCTGCTAAAGTCCATGTGAAATTAATAGAAGAAACAGATGCAGAAACCGTATCCGGAATATTAGCGGTTAATGTTACTTTAATTCGTACATATTGGCGTACAACATGACTTCCAAATGCAACATATGTCCACGGGCCAGAACTACTTGCAGATGTTGCAATTTGTGTAACAACTGAGGTTCCCGTTGGAGTTGCTGACTGAACAATTAAAGAATTGTACGTAGTCACGTCAAAAGTACAGTCAATAACAGGAGATTCCCATGCTGCCGTCGTATTAAAATCAAGGATTCCAACAGTAACAGCAGGTGTCCCAGCAGGAGTTCCAAAAGGATGTCGCCTATTATCTGGTGTACTAAGAACAATTCTAATTCTCCACCATCTATAGGCCACAGGAGATGTAAAAGTAGAACTGCTTAAATTATCAAAGGTAGCAGCAAGCGTCCAAGTAGGAAGGAGTTGATCAGCATCATTACTTCCATCAACATAAGTAACAGTTGTGCACGGACTTCCTGTGTACGTTGTATTAGATGATACATTTTGCTGTGAAATCGATAATCCTGAAGGAGTCATAGTTAATGACCCTGAGTCATAAACAGGAGAAGTCCACATACCAGATAATGCGATCGGTGTCTGATTAAATGTGTAAGCGACAAATCCATAATGAGGAACGCTGCTTAGAAATGGAAACCAGGAGCCAGTAAACACTTTTACAACTCCACCTCCAAAAACTTCGGCATCCGCATCTATAATCGGATTGGCCACATGCGCGGAATTGGCTACGATACCGATCCAGAATTTTTGTCCAGCTGCAATTGTGACATTGATCGAACTGTCTGTAATAGTCCCATCAGTCGTGATAAAATGATTGCTCCCTTGATACAGGATGCTTGAATTGTCAGGAGATCCGGCCGAGTCACCCCAAACCGTTATTTTCACATTCTGATTGATACCTGCCCATTTCAGTTTTAGAGATAAAGAAGTGAGTTTTCCGGCGTAGATAGGAGCGGTTATAGGTTGAGCATACGCTGTCGTCGAAGAAGATCCCGGAAAAGAACCAGGGATGTTTGAAAGTCCACTTAAATTATTTTCACCTGTTAGATTAGAAATCGTAGGAAGAAGAATGACACCTGGGTAGAAATGAGACGACTCAACGAAATTTCCCAGCGAAACTCCGGCAAAAGAGCCTGCTGCATTAGTTGGAGCAAATCTTAGTGGGACGGACATCTCATTCGCCGTACCTTTAGTTACAAGATTAACTTTAGTGGCCAGTGCATCTTCCCAATCATTTTGACTGTTAAAGTTTCTTCGCGGATTTGTTCCAACTAAACTAGTTCCATCCACAAATCCTTTCGTAGTAATTGACCCTGGAATTGAAAGAGTATCTATTCCATCTGAAGGAGTACCAGATAAAAAAGTAGTCTGCGTGTTTGAATTTTTTTGTTGAATTGCTTGACTAATATTAAAATTGACTAGATCCTCAATTACATCAGAAATGTATTCAATGGCGTTTCCATCATACGTATAGAATCCACGTTCAGAAAGCCAAATAAGAACTGGAACGCCGTGCAGAACGTGCGTTTGTAGAGTGCGATTATCTACGCATCCAACCGAGCTAGGAATGGCAGCGTAACGAAATGTGTCAGGAGTAGATCCAACGATCTGTCCCATTGAGTGCCTATTAAAAACAATAAGTCTATCAAAATAAACAACTAGCGCAGTAATAGGATCTTCTTGATTGCAAAGAATCTGATTCTCAGATCCATAGATATCGGGTTGTGCCGCTTCGCTATAAAAAAGAGTGTTAGGATCTCCAGGAACTTCAGCAAGCCATAAACGGTCAAGCCAAAGACTGATTAACCCAAAAATAGGAGGAGAACCATTGTTAGTTGGAATGGGCGTTGGAGTAGCAGACGAGAGTACAGTATCGCTATATGTCGTTGTCGTATTATCAGAAATTTGATGCACAAATACCCAATTCTGATCATTATTATCACGATAAATGTTTCGTGCAGTAACTCCATACCCACCAATAGGAATGGCCGTTAGAGGGATTGTGTTATTGCCTGTCGTAGCCGTTTGAGCACCAGAAACGGGACTTCCATTACTTTCTTCTGATCCATAGTATAGAAACGTGACTTTGTACGTGTGGGCACCATTTGGAACTGCTCCACCAGAAGTAGGAGCACCAGCAGTGAGTGGAGTTGAGGGTACAGGCGCGCCCATTTGTCTTATAATCGGAGTTACGACTGGAGTAGCACCTCCATAGATAGAGATACGATCATAGACAATAGGATTATTTATTTTGTTGTCACCATACACGCGATCCTGAGTTGTAGCAAACTCAAAGTTTGCTCCAGCATTAAATCCTGTTCCATTAGTAACAGAATTGAATATTGTGTCGCCAGAACTGTACTTAAATGTTCCATTAGCAACAACGATTAAATGACGAGCTCCATCAGAGAATATAGCTTCAAACTGATCCTTAGGGGCAGCAGAAAGAAGAGTGGCGTTATAGTTAGGCCCACCTTTTCGTTTCGATAGAGATCCATTGGTGTCGGTATCTATGTTTATCGTACCTCCTGAAAAGTCTGTCTCTTTCAATTTAGGAGAGTGCGGTTGATACTTCGTTATCAGATTTCCCCAATTTTCAGGATCAATTACAATAGAAAGTTTATCCATAACTTAGTTACTCCAGTACTCTAAATACGGCGTGAACTTAATACTAAGCCAGTCATTTAATCGAATTGTATCGTTAAGAGCCTTGTTAGAGATCTGTACTTGAACAGAGTCAAAAATAAATACGAACTCTATGAGTGCTGCTAAAGCAAATGAACTGCTAACACTATCCGAAAGTGTAATAGTTTCAATTAGTATTTTAATCGTTTCAGATGCAGTAATAACATCAGATAGAGTTATAGTATCTGATAAGACTTTAGTAACCATAAGAAGAATTTCATCCTCATCAAGACGACTATTATACATGTACCAATTATAGCACCCGCCGTTATACATGAAGGCGGTACGAGCTCTTTGGAGAATATTAATCGTCTCCAAAAGAGCTGTCATGCTCACGCCATCAGAAATCAC